GGCATTATACTGTAGACCCTTTTCATTGTATACAAAAAACTCTTCGATGCTCTTGATAACTTCTACACCGTTTTGCAGTTTTTCTTTCTGTACATCACGAACTTTTTTTTGATCTTTCTGGGATCTATTTGTCTGAGTTCTATGATACCACGTTTAGGGTTTTTAACGTCTATGACTTTCTGATAATAGATTCTGCCGTCAACATACCATCTGCGAAATATGTCAAAGCCCTTGTTGTTAAACTCCAACAGCCGCATGACATTTTTAAATTCAAGGGTTATGGTTTTTTTAATTTTGTCATCAACATCAACTTCATCTAGATTGATATCAATGGGATTTTCATCATCTACAGCAGCTATGGCCTCAGATACAATTTCATCTATGGCACCCGAACAATCAGGATACATGCTGGCTTCGCGATAACGAGTAATAAGTTCAGATTCAGATTTGGCAGTTGCGTCCAGGTCAACATAGGTGCCGAAATAACCACCTGCCTGTACGGTACTGGCGCCATCGTCCGGAGTTGGTGTAATAAAACTTTGAGTTCTATTTACACCATCTTCCGGTTGCCCACGGCTAATGGTAAAACCAAATAATGATATGGCCATAATTTAAATTATAATATTATAAGAGTGCTGGTATGCGACCAGCGAATACACTACCAATGTCCAGGATCTGCTGACTTGCAGCACTAGTTACTGTGAAATGCTGGAATTGCCAGGTAACAGTAAAATTACTGATCTGATCATTGGCTCCAAAGTCCAGAGGGACAGGACTTACACTGCTGGGGAATGCACTGACCAGTTTATAACCTTTGAGTACACGACCATTCCTGTCTAACTGAAAAACTTCTAGATCACGCTGATAGTCAGATGGATTCAATCTACCAGACTTATTAACCAGATCGTCCATGCCATTCATCCACTGCTCCATGGCTGTACGAATACTCATGTCTGAGTCATTGAGTACAGTTATGGTCCAGGGAGCAAATACACGATCTCCAGCAAACTTGACTTCACGTCCTCTATAAAAGACCGTTGCAGGTCCTATGTCCTGACCAGGAAGTTCAGCAGCAGTAACCAAAAATGGAGCACGAGCTACAGCTACTGCCTGAGCACCAACGTAGGTTGGAAAGCTTAGGAATACAGCGAACTGATTGGGCCTTACACCACCATTGGTTAGAGCAGCCTTGAATCTATCTACGTTAAATACGGTTGACATCTAATTCTCCTTAGGCTCCAACCTCTTCAAAACTAATACCTGTTCTGGTTGCAATAAAATTCAAACCAATAAAGTTGATAGAACGAGCTGGCTTGATGTATATATCAGCTACAAATTCATTTCTATCAATTACTTCACCGGTATTGTTGGTTTCATCGCAAACAACCTTGAAGTCTGTAATGCCTCTGCGACCCTGTACGTCACGCAAGAACGGCTCAACCAGATTACGGAACTGAGCACGTGTAAATGCATCATTGAACTCAAAGAGCTGATACTTGGCTGCAGTTGCTATGGCTTTTTCAAGTACAATAAACAGTCTACGAACATTTATTCTATCAAATGCGCTGGGTTTTGTTAACTGAGTTTTGTCGCCAAACAATACAGTGCCCTGACCTGGGAAGCTAACCACGGGATTGACACCAGACTTGTACAGGGTGTCACGATCGGTCTGGGTTGGGCTAAATGCTAGTTTAACAACATTCTTTACAACACCACGTGTATAACCAGCTGGACTATACCAGGGATCTGCTACAAAATCTGTACGAGCGCAAATACCAGCAATATCACCATTTAGTGGGACCCAACGATAGGCATCATTGTAGCGATCATACTGATATTTCCAACCACTGTCCATGACAGCGTAACTGCTGTTAAGATTTACAGTTTCTCTGAAATTAACTACGTTGGTTGCAGCTGCAGATGTGCTGGCTATGTTCTGAACATCTGCTAATTCTGGGCTAAAGAATGCTATGCAATCTTTTCTTACTTCACATACATTATTGACAACATAGCTTATGACGTTGTCATTATGTGGACCCAAAGGCAAAAGGCTAACATCATACAGTCCATCCTGCAGGAATGCATCATAAGCAGCCGTGTATTCTGCATCCGATGGGGTTCCCAAAGCACCTAAGAAGAAGGAACCTGTGAGCGCATTGCCCAGGTTACCAAAATTAGTATTAGCTCCCTGACCCCAGTTAGCTGTGGTTGCTAGATTAGCATTTGGATGATCCAGTACCCATACATATGAACTCTGATCTTTCAGAACATCAACATAGTATGCAG